GTTCGCGTGGTCGAGGTTGTGTGCAGATAGCAACCGAACGTATGTGAGGGCGCTAGGACAACGAGCGTATGCGAGGCGTCAGGCATTTCTTTAGCCCCCCCAAGTTCTGTTTTACGCCTGAACCCGTCTGTCTTGATACCGAAAGAAGGCGACCACCATCGGTCCCCTTTTCAGGCCACTCATCCCGTGCGATCTAACCATGCTGCCCTCACCGATAGTTGTGGTGAGGAGGAATGTAATCGTTTAGGGTCCGTATTCTTTGGGTGTTGTGCGCGTCTCTCGACGTGGCGTGTTGAGTGTAGCAGGTGCCGGTCGACGCCAACAACCCGTCGCACAACCCATATGCGATCAACGCCGACCGGCAGCGTGTATGCTAGCAGGCACAATGGCTGCACGGAAACCAAAGAAACCTGTTGATGATTCAGGTTGGGGTAATCGCAGTAGTGTTTCTCCGCAGGCTGCGGTGTTTCGTTCTTGGAAACCGAAGAAGGGTTTGAGTTTGCCTGCTGATGAGTGGGACCGTCGTGTTGGTTGGCGTGATTCTGGGAAGCCGACGTTTCGCGCTAAGCCGTATGGTGGTTCTTTGTCTACGGGTGGGTCTGGTGATGGGTATAGTGAGGCGCGTAAGTCTTCGAAACGGAAACCGTTGTACTAAGTAATGGCTCGTCGTCCGAAGAATCCGATAAATGACATTGTGGATACGGTTGGCGGCTGGTTGGGTGGTCGTGGTCCTGGAACAAATCCGCAGGTGCAAGCTGCGATGGATGCGACGAGGGCTGTGGGGAAGGTGGTGGATACGGCTACTGGCGGGTTTGGTTCGGCGTTGATTTCTGATGCGCAGAGGATGGCTCAGTCTGGGTCGTCTACGCCGTCGGCGTTGTATAAGACGGCTGCGGTGAATCTTGGTGCTGCTGCTGCGGGTGTGGGGGCTGCGAAAGTTGTGGGCAAAGCGGCAAGTAAGGTCGTGGAGTCTGGTGTTCCCGCTCGTGTTGCGAATAAGGTGACTGGTCAGCAGGTGATTGTTCACGGCGGCAAGGTTCGTGGGTTGAGTCAGATTGACCCTCGCATCCCATCTAACTTCCCCGCAGGTAATCGTGCTGTTTATGGGATGAATCCAGAGTATACGATTCTTGCGCGGGGTATGCCAGAACCAACTCCGTCAAGGCCTTTGAAACTTGCCGAAATAGCCAACGAATACGCAGAGGGCGGTTCGGCTTATGTTGCAAAAGTTCCCAAAACTTCGATTACCAACCCCGCTTCGGTTGGTTCGAAAGCAAAAGTGGCGGTAATCCAATCCACTTCGCCTGCGAAAGTCGTAGCCGAGATTCCGCTTTCTGGCACTTCTGCCGCGCAACTCGCCAAACAGCAGCAAGCGATTCTTCGCGCAGCGAAACGCGCTGGGGCAAAGATTCCTAAATACAAGTAATGCCTGCTGGTCGTTCGGGGAGGCGGCAAATCCCGCCACAAGACGTAGCCCGCTACTGGCAATCCAGAGCATCAGGGATGTCTATACAGGATGCGGCGAAAATTGCTGGCATCCACCCCAACACTGCGTCACAGTGGGAAGCGAAACGACGTAAAGCTACTGCCGAAATCAAACTTGCTGAAGTAGAAGTCGGGCAGGTTCGCAAAAAGCAGGGTGGTGTGCAGAATGATGCGTGGAAACATGCGATGGACGTCGCAGATTTGCCGCCTGTTATCCCCTATGAGCGTCTTAGTCCCGAGGCGCAGCGTGGTTGGGATGATTTTGATTACTTCCGCCGACGATACTTGGGGCGGGTTCCTAGCCCGTGGCAGGTGGATGCTGCGTACAAGATTGTGCAAATGTTGGAATCACCGGAGAAAGAGTTCATTTGTATCAACTGTCCCCCAGGAGCAGGCAAGTCGACGCTGTTTCACGACTTTGCGTGTTGGATGATTGTACGGAATCGTAAGATTCGTGTGCTGATTGGTTCGGCTACGCAAACGTTGGCGAAGATGTACAGCCGTCGTATCAGGGAAACGTTGGAACGACCGTTTCCTCTTAGTCCTGATCCGATTCTTGTGGAGAAAGGGTTGGCACTCAACGCCGAAGGCTGCCTTTCTATTGACTATGGGCGTTTCAAACCGTCATCAAGTGGTGCGTTGTGGCGTGCCGAGGAGTTCATCGTCGAACAAGAAGACTTGTCGGGTTTGGATAACAAGGAACCTACGGTGTCGTCGTATGGTATTGACTCAGAGTTCATCGGTCATCGTGCCGACCTCTGTTTGTTCGACGACGTGGCAACCCCAGAGAACGCCAAAGAGTCCGTTGCTCGCGACAAACTTTTGGAACGGTGGGATACCGTCGCTGAGGCACGCGTCGACCCAGGCGGCTTGCTGGCTGTCATCGGGCAGCGTCTCGGGCCAGGTGATCTCTACGCCCACTGTTTGTCCAAAGTGACTTACGAGGAGGACCCTGACGCGTACGACGGGTCCGACGTCACCGACATTTCCGACGTCAAAGAACCAGAAAAAAAATCCAAGTACACCCACTTTATTTACAAGGCCTACTACGATGAACTCGACACCGGCAGGGAATCCCGTAAGACTACGGCACCACCATGGCCCAACGGACCGCTCCTCGACCCATACCGCTTGTCGTGGAAGGACCTCTCGTATCTGAAACATTCGACGCCTGCCAAGTTCCAAGTCATCTATCAGCAAGAAGACATGGCACAAGGCCAATATTTGATTGAACGCGTCTGGGCAACAGGCGGCATGGGCAACGACGGCGTACTGTACCCAGGGTGCATTGACGGTGACCGCAAAGCCGGCTACATCCCAGGCGGCCTAGAACCCCCAATCATCTCAATTGCATCCGTAGACCCCAGCCCAACAAACTTTTGGGCAGTCCAATGGTGGCTATTCCAACCCAACACCAACCTGCGCTACCTGATAGACGTTGAACGAACCAAGTTGACTGCTGAGGAGCTACTTGGTTTTGATACGTCCAGCCGACAGTACGGCGGCATAATGGAGGTTTGGCAGAACAGGTCGTTCGAGATGGGCTACCCGATCTCCCATTGGATTGTGGAAGTCAACGCTGCCCAACGCTTCCTGTTGGCTCACGACTTCGTTCGCAAGTGGCAAGCCCTCCACGGTGTCATGGTTGTTCCTCATACGACCTCCCGCAACAAACTAGACGAAAACCTAGGTGTCGAAGCACTACTGCCACCCCTGTGGAGAGCAGGGCAGGTACGGTTGCCGACGATGAGAGAAAACTGGAAGACGCTCGCGTTCATTGAGGAAATGTCCAGTTGGACTCGCAACAAAAAGAACGGAACCGACCTCGTAATGGCACACTGGTTCGCAGAACTCCACATGCCTCAACTCGGTCCGGTGAAGCGTCCACCACGCATGTGGCGCCCAACCTGGATATGATGTGTTATCCTGAGAACCACCATGCGTAAAAAAAGCACAACTGGGAAACCCAAGGGTTTGGACGATTATGGTCAGCCAGTTGATTTGAAAAAAAACGCTGCGTATTCATACATGCGAGCAAAATCGACGGCCTCATCTGTCCGTTCAGAGTTTGAAATGATTCATAATCCCCTTGCTGGTCGCACCGTTGAAGGAGGAACCCGCTCCATGCTTGAAGGCATGAAGTCCTTTATGCGCGGAGGCGGTCTTCGTCGCGGGAGCATGTAACCCTTGCGCTCGCTAGACGAAATCGTTGAACTGTACCACCAGCGCCGACTGGCGGCTGGACCTGTACATGAGCAGATGCGTCGCGTACGCGACCTCGCCAACGGTGACGTCGTAGTACCACTCAACGAGTTGGACCGCAACGCCAAAACTAACGTCGCCAACCTGCTCGTGCAGGGCTTGGATCAGATGTCGATGCGTGTATCGTCAACGATGCCATCACCATTCTTCCCTCCAGTGAAGGAAGGTTCAGAGAACGCCAAGAAGTATGCGCGTATGCGCAAGAAAGCATTGCTGTCGTTCTGGGATGAGAACAAGATGCAGATGAAACTGCGTCGCCGCGCACGACACCTCCTCGCATACTCATCCTCCCCAGTCTTCATCAAACCAGACTTCGCCACCCTCACCCCAAAATGGGTCGTACGCAACCCGCTGGACACATTCGCTGCCCCAATGGAAGACGATGACGTCGTACCAGAAAACTGCATCTTCACTTCACGCGTCACCGCATCATGGCTTCTCAAAAACTATGGGCCACTCGTCTCAGACCAGTTACGTTTCGGTCGCGTTGACTCCGACTCCCGCTACACACTTCTCGAATACGTATGCGGAGACTCCATGCAACTCATCGTCTTGGGTGCTGAAGACAACCCTGAGCTGTCACAGTCTGAGCGTGCAGGTTTGGAAGCAATCCTTCTCGAAGCAATCCCGAATCGCACCGGTATGCCACTCGCAGTCGTACCACAACGCATCACTCTCGATAAACCACGCGGCCAATTCGACGGCGTACTCGGCATGTACTACACGCGTGCCCGTCTCCAAGCGTTGACTGAGATTGCTATTGAGCGTGGCATCTTCCCTGAAGAATATTTGGTTGCACGCCCAGGAGAAAACCCTGAGATTATGCAACTTGCCGACGGCAAAGCCGGCATCTTGGGTGTTGTCAAAGGTGGCGACATCCAGCAGTTGCAACTAAATCCTGGTTACAAAACCGACACAGCCCTCGACCGTTTGGAACGCCAAGAACGTCTTGAAGGCGCGATACCCGCAGAGTTCGGCGGAGAGTCCGCAACCAACATCCGAACCGGACGCCGAGGCGAAGCCGTTCTTTCTGCGACCGTGGATTACCGTGTACAAGAAGCACAAGAAACCTTCGCCAACTCGTTACTCCACGAAGATAAAATCGCCATCGCACTCGAAAAAGCGTATTGGGGTGAACAACCAAAAACATTCTTCTTGAGTGGTCGTACGACACAAGGCCAAGAGTCCTACACGCCGAACAAAGTGTGGCAAACCGACTTCCACTACGTCGCGTATTCGGCAGCAGGCTCGGACGTGAACTCGCTCATCATCGGACTCGGACAACGTTTGGGTGTCGGTTTGATGTCAAAAGAATCTGCTCGTGAAGCAGACCCGCTCATCTCCGATCCAGACCTGGAGCATGATCGCATCATCGCAGAAGGCGTCGAAGCCGCACTCCTGCAATCCATCCAACAGCAGGCAGCCAACCCTGAAGGCCCATACCAGCCAGACGACCTCGCCTACCTCACCCGCCTCGTCGTAGAACAAGACGTCCCACTATTCGACGCAGTTCGTCGCACCGATGAACGGGCACGTGAACGACAAGCACAAGCGATGCCGGCAGGCTCACCAGAAACCATGCCAGGACTAGCAATGCCAGGTATGGGCGCTGAAGCACCCGTAGCCGCACCCGCTGGCCCGCCACCGATCGAGGCACTACTCGCACAACTGGGGGCATAAATGAGCGACACTGCATACAACGAAGGTCCAGCAATGATGGCTGCCCGAGGCCAAACCTACGGCAAACGCCAAGAACAGATGCAAGCACAACAAGCAGTGCCGATGCGTCGTTCGCCAACAGAAACACAACAGTTTGCTCGTCCAATGCCGGCAGGTTCCCTGTTTGCACCAACTGGACGCCCACAAGAACCGATCACTGCTGGCGCACCATTCGGCCCTGGTCCAGGTCCAGCCGCAGCCGGCATCCCGATGATTACCCCACAACAACAAGCCGTCGACGAACTACGTCAGATTGCTGTCGCATACCAGTTGGATGATTTGTTGGATGCTGTTGATGCGTATGGAGACGAACTGTGAGATGGGAAGCGAACCTCGATCCGCTTTCTAATGACGTCTACCTGAAAAAAAATCAGGGGGCGCAACCACAACCAGCGTTGAGTCCTGATGTTGCAACGAATCTGACGCGAGTAAAACAGCGTGCAGGCTGGTTGACACCACAAACCCAGTTGGCGTTAGCGAAAGCAAACGCAACAGATGAAGTGATTGACGCTGCTGGTCGTTTGCAGGCGAAACAGATTGCTGAGGCGCAGGTTTCGCAGCCGCCTCGTGCTTTGCCGACACAGATTTATGACAACATCAAAGCTGTTTCACGTTGGGGTACCGCTGCACTCAACTTTCTGCCCGAATCCGTGCAAGGTGCTGCGGCTCAACTGTTTGACAAAAACGATGACATTGACGGCTGGTTTATTCAAACGTCGTTAGGAACGATGATTGAGAACCCCGAGTTGCGCGGCGAAGGATTCTTCCTCTCCGAAGAAGGGATGAAGAAGCAGGCTGAACGTGCCCGCCGTTATCGAGGCACCATCAACGGATCGGCATGGACAGTTGGACGTGGAGCCGCCAACCTTGTCAACCTACAACCGAACACGAAACCGTACAACATTTTGTCTGGCGTCCTTGATGCGATGGTCATGTTGAAAGCCGACCCGACAGGACCATTGACCAAGGCATACAAAGCTTTTACCGCGCCAAAATACATGGTGCCATTGTTGACAAAAGGCGCGTTGGCACAAGAAGCCGCAGCGTTGGCAGATGAAGCAGGTGTCGCTACCAACCTTGCCGGTGTCACCGTTGAAGGCAAAAAGTTCATTCGTTTCTGGAACGAGAACCCTCGCGCCAAACAACTCGTGGACTATCTCACCACCGAAACATCACCAGTCAAAATCTTGGAACGATTTGAAGGTCGTCTCGATAACGAAGTGGTCGCAGCGTTGGCTGATGCCCAAACCGGTGACGAAGTTATTGACGCATTGGCTGGCGGCTGGACAATGGAAGACGGCTCACTATTCCGTGACGTGCGCCGATACCAAAAGTCGGTCATTTCACCGTCACGCAGAATCGGTGAGATCGTGCAACGAATCCCGTTTGCTGACGGCATCCGCAAATCACGCTGGTTCCAAACGATGCCAGAGAACACCATCGTTATCAACGGCACCGACGAAGACAACCGCAAAGGCGCATTGAACATCATCCGTTTCCTGCGAGCTGCTGGAGTTGATGACGCCAAAGTTGAGGCAATCGGCGGCGAAGCAATCCGCAACCTTGCCCAAGGCACCACTGCCGCAGGCAAGAAACGCGTACTAGACACGTTCAACGGTGCTGTCCGAGCAGCTTTGACCGCGAACGGTATGGATGTTGAACTCGCTGATGACATGATAAAGAAAGCCAACGGCGGCATTGACAATCTGCGCCAATACATGCTGAACCGTCAAGGCATGAACACCGACAACAAGATGTATTCATTCGTTGCAAACAAGAACCTTGACTATTTGCCCACAGAAGAAATTGAATCGTTGATTGAGGCTTTGGGCAACCCGAAGAACTTGCAGATTAGCGGCCCAATGCAACTATCAGAGTTGCTAAATCGCGTCCATTTCCTGCCAGATGTACGACAAATCCGTAGAGCAACCAGCAACCCTTGGCTGTCCAGGTTGACGAAAGTACGTGGTGCGTCCAAGACAGCACTTCGAGAGTTCACTGTCATCAAACCCGAAATGAAAGACCAGTATGACCAAGCGGTAAGTCGTCTGTCTGCTATTGCTGACCAATATCCGAAGAAGTCCACGATGCCGCAAACGGTTGCGGAAGAAGTCGCATCACTACAAAAAACGGTGCAAGATGCTCGCACCGTAGTCCAGCGACGCGTCAACACCGGTGAACAACGTTTTGCTATTGAAGCGATAGATCGCATACAGAACGAAATATGGAAACCTTTGGCGCTCGCTACTGGTGGCTATGTGGTGCGAAACGGTTTTGATGCACAAGTACGTATGGCGTTCGCTGGATTGAACTCTGCGCTGACCCACCCATTCCAATATTTGATGCTCGTTTTGGGTCAGGCTGAGCGTCGCACCATTCAAGGCGCTGTCACCATCAGCTATGCGCAAACTGGTCGCAAAGCCCCTGTGGTCTGGAACCGTATCGTAAACGGCACGTCACGCCTCTTGGGTGGGGACAAACTGGAGATGATTGCGGAAGCCAACCTGTCAGAAATTGAACAGGCGATGCGCCAAAATCTGCGTTTCGGTATGCGCGAGCAAGGTTTGGATGCTGTCGGTGCAGCCGACCATTTGCAAAAAACTAATGCTTGGGCGCGAGCCAGCCGAGGTGACGTGAACGGGATGCAGTTCCACACCGATGGAGTGTTGAACAATGTTGCGTTGATACATGGCGATGAGTTGCAGCGTTTGGCTGCCGAACATCTTGCCGGTGGCGGAACCGAAGACGGCTTGGTTGCCCGACTGGTTGCCTACGCCAAATCAAAGAAAGAGATTCTTGACGACATTGAAGACATGTACTACGGCGGTGGTGAAGGTTTCACCGTTGTCAACCCCGATAATGCACAAACAGCCAAGGCGAAAGGTTTCGTTCCTTTCAACCAGATGCGCACAGACGACCTTGACATTTTCCTTGGTCAACACATGCGCCGCGTCGTACTGGGCAACGTTCAGGTTCAAACAGGCAATCTGCCAGACGTGCAGTTCATGGCCGCGTTCAACCAAATACCCCTTACCACCATCAAAAAAGGTGTTCACGTGCGTGTCCCCACGGTTGAACGTGCAGTTGGTGAACTGACAATTGTTGGTGGCGCAGGCAAAGACGATGGCATCCACCGCATAGGCAGCCTGGTACAGATTGGTGAAGACCGTGTAGGTGTCGTGACATCGTTCCGTGACGAAGAAGGTCGCGTCATCGTTGATGCGTTCGGTGACGGCGTTATTGAGTTTGAGGGCAAGAAGTTTGCGACTGTTGTGCCGGTAACTGGCGAAGTTGCTGCTGGCGCACAAGGTCAAGGCGTTGATGAGTCACGTCGAATCGTCCAAAGTTTGCCATTGTGGGACGAAACCACCAAGACTGGTTTGCCTGCGATTGTCAAGCGCGAAATCATGGAACGCAAAGAAGAAAAAAACGGCTTGACTGCAGCGTTTGACAGAAGCATCAACTGGTTCTTCAACGAGATTGCTGGCAAAGCATCCAACATTCTTGATCGTTCACCAACATTCCGCCAGTATTACGCCCAAATCATCGCTGAACAAGCCGACATGCTCAGCCCCGAAGAAGCAGAAAAACTCCTGAAGCAAATCAGCGACAACGCCAAAGCGTTAGGTATTGGTGAAGCCCAATATCTTGGTAGCAAAAAAACGTTGGAAGTATTGAAGGCATCCACGATGACTCGCGGTACTGCAACCGCAGAAGAACTTGACGAATATGCCCGTTTCATGGCGGTCCAACAAACCAAAGAACTTCTTTATGACGCATCCAACAAGTCGAACCTTGAAGACGCATTGCGAATCATCATGCCGTTCGCACCTGCTTGGCGTGAAGTATTGGGCACATATCTCGGCTTCCTGAAAGGTAACCCAGTCAACACTGTTCGTTCGTTCCAGCGCGTGTATTCGGGTGCGTTGGGTGCCGATTACGACAACGATGGTCGCGGATTCTTCTATCGTGACCCGACTACGAATCAGATGATGTTTGCGTTCCCTGGTTCTGGCACACTTGCCAAACTGTTGACTGGTATCAACGCGCCGTTGGAAGCTCCGGTGAAGCGTTTGTCGCAAGGTATCAACGCGTATCCGTCTCTTGGACCGATGATGCAGGTGGCCGCATCACAGTTGCCTGACGCCCCACAACTTGATGCCGTGAAAGACTTCCTGCTCCCCTACGGAGAAAAAGGCGTTGGGAGCGCGTTCAACCCAGTCCCCCAGTGGACCGACAAGTTCATTCAAGCCATACGTGCCGACACCGGCAAACTTGACAACGTATTCGGCAACACCTACATCGAAACCTTGCGAGCATTATCGGCATCAGGTGACTATGACTTGGATGACCCGAACTCAACGAACCAGTTGTACAAGGATGCGAAAGCCAAAGCCCGCATTTTGACGTTGATGCGCGCATCATCACAGTTCTTGGGACCAACCGCAGGAGCCACCGAGTTCGTCATCCCCACCAAAGAAGGTGACCAGTTCGTATCGGCACTCGTCAAAGAGTTCTACGATCTGCAAGCCAAAGACTATGACACCGCTGTACCGAAGTTCTTGGAACTGTACGGCGACGAAGTAACCCTCTACGTGGCATCCAAGACCCGTTCTTTGCAGGAAGGTTTAGAGGCGACCGCGGAGTTCTCCGATTGGGAACGCCAAAACGGTGACCTGTTAGCCCAATACGAGAACACTGCCGCCTATCTTGCGCCAGCAGGTTCAGAGTTCAACTTCACGGTTTGGCAACGCCAGTTGCAGCAAGGCAAACGTGAACGTCTCACCGACCGAGAAGTGGTCGCTATCGCCCAACAGCGCATCGGCTCAGCCAAATACCGTGCCGCACGCCGCCTCGTCGGACCATACCCGAACGAAGAACAGCAGAACATTCTGCGCACCTACCGCGAATACCTGCACAAACAGTACCCAGGTTTCCCACTAAAAGCCGAGTTCACTGTCGGCAAGTTTGAAAACGACGTTGAGGAACTACGCAACCTGGTGGCCGATCCTCGTGTTGCGGAGAATCCGACCGCCAAAGCTGTCAGCGAATACTTGGAGTATCTCGATCAGGCTGTGGGAACGTATGTGTCGCGTGGCGGTCAGCCGTCAGGTTTTGCTACTGCGAAGTCTGCGGCGCCTCTGAGGAGCGCTATGGCTAGTATTGGTGAAGCGTTGGCGCAACGGGAGCCTGGGTTCTCCCGCGTGTGGCAACGTTTATTGGCACAACAGGTCGAGGACTAATGGCAAACGGAGATAATCAGGACACTCAGCCGATAGATCAGGACTTTGCAGCCATGTTGCAGCAGGCTGCTGGTGCCAGCCAAACCAACAAACTACCTCTCGGCGCCAACTATCCTTACGCAACCCGCAAGGTTACTGGTATCGCACCAGGGTTGGAACAGATTGCGTTCCCTGACATTCGCCGTAGCGGATCAGTTGACCGCCCGATGCGTTACGGAGGCCATCTTCTCGTTGACCAAAACGGCAATATCGCCCGCACCCCATACGACCCAACCAAAGATGCTCGTGTTGAGTTGAGCAAAATTGCTGGTACTGCTGTTGGCGGTGCCGTGTTGAATCTGTTGGCGTCACGCGGTTTCTATGGCACCAACGGCAAACCTTCCGCAACAGCACTTGCCGGTACCCGTTTTGAGTCGAAAGATTTGCAAGCGATGGAAGACTTGTTGTATTACGCGAACTCGCGTGGTGTGACGTGGGAGCCGTTGTATGCGGAACTTACGGTGATGCCAGCAACGCAGGGTGTTGGTGGTGGTGCTGGTGTGCGTGTTACGTCTGCTGAGGATTTGGGTGTGTATTTGCGTGAGGAGTCGTTCCGTCAGTTGGGTCGCAATTTGACGAAGGCAGAGTTGCAGCAGGCTATTGCTGGTATTCAGAATCAGCAGCGTCAGCGTGCTGCTTCGTCGCAGGATTCTCCTTCGGTGCAGACTGCTGCACAGATGCAGGTTGCTGGTATTGACCCGAATCGTAGGGCTGCGATGCGTATTGGTCGGGCGCTTGAACTTCTTGTGGGTGGTGGCTGATGGCTGCACAGGACGAACTGAAGAAGGCGCAAGATGCGCTCAATGATCCAACCGTCAAGTCGTACACGTACAAAGGGAAAACTTATACGTTGACTCAGTTGCGTGACCAACTGATTCCTAGCCTGAAGAAAGAAATCGCGGCAGAGAAAAAAGCCGAACAGCAAGCTGGCACGATTCTTGCCAATACCCAAAACCAAATCAACCAAGCCAAATCACGGGTTGCAGACCTCAAAGAAATCAGGGACCGAAACCGGAACGCTTTCGCAAAAGGCAACATCAGTGAAAAAGAACTTGCCGCCTCAGAACAAAACTTGGCGCAAGCACAAGCAACATTGGATTCGTTGACCGGAACCACCACCCAGCCAACAGTGCTTCCTCCTAGCGGAACTCCTGGTCAGGTTGCTGCGGCTCGTACCCAGTTGCGTGCTGGGGAACGCGCCACCGTAGTTTCGGCACCAACGGGTGAAGTGACCACTGAACCTGTAACTGAACCAACTCCTGAACAGACGGGTGACACTGGCGGTGGCGGTGCAACTCCGCCAACGACCACAAAGAAAAAGAAGAAAGCGGTAGCTGGCACTGGTCCGATGGGTTTGACCGATGCGGTTCGAGCAGAACTGCGCACCCTATTCCCACAGTTTGCGGCCAGTTTCGATGGCGGCGAAGGCGAACAACAGTTCGTGGACTTCTTCGGTAGCGATGTCGTTTCTATCGTTGTCAAAGCAGCAACAGAGGATGCGTACGGTCAACTAGAAACCGAAGCAGAAGTTGGCGCTTTCCGTGCCGACGTGGAACGCACCGCGTACGGTCAGCGGACCAGCGAAGCCGAACAAGCATTTGATTTCAGCCCAGCAAAACAAGCCGAACTGATTCGCGTCAAAAAGAACGAGATAACCAAACAGTACGCCGATCTTCAGTTGGACACCGCACAACTTGATGCTGTTGCCCGTGACGCAGCCCGCAAAAACTGGTCTGGCGACGACCTCAAGTTCGGGGTCTACAACTACGCGTATGGTGCGAAACCGACTACTGCGATGCAGTCAGAGATTGCTGACCGTATCCGCAACGCTGGTCGAGCATACGGGTATGTCGTATCTGATGCCGAACTGAAAGCCGCATTGACGAACACCCCATACAACGGGATGATGGTTACCGAAGAATCTATTTTGCAGAAAGCGCAACGCACAGCAAAAGGCCAATACAGTCACCTCGCAGACCAGATAGATGCTGGTGTTTCTTTGGAAGACATCTTCTACAACTACAAGGCTTACGCTGCTCGCACTCTCGGGGTCGACCCGTCTGAGATTGACTGGGTGAATGATCCGAAGTGGGCTGAAGCGTTCGGCAGCAAGGACCAAGGCCAGTTGTCGTTGAATGACTGGTTGTTCAAAATCAAGTCAGATAAACGGTACGGCTATCAGTTCACGCCGCAGGCTGAGCAAGAGGTATCTAGCATTGTGTCTACTTTGGAGAAGGCTTTCGGGTTCCGTAAATGAGCAACGTACCACTTGGTCCTATCGAGCAGCCCGAGTTGCGTCGTTATCTTGATGAGGCGTTGGCTAACCAAACCCCAGAGCAGGCTGCTGCACTACGAGCAGCGTTGGGTGTGGAAGCAGAACGACCTGTCGAGCCAACTGCGCCACGAGAAACAGAAACGGAACGCATCGCCCGTTTGGACCGTGAACAGCGTGCAGCCGAGTTCGCTGCAACCCAAGCCGCTGAAGCAGCAGCCGCCCAGCAACGCCGTACCGACGCTTTCGCCCAACTACAAAAACTGCTCAACAGCTACGGTTTGGGCGCATTGGAAGGCAACGTCCGTGACGCCATTGCTCGCGGCATCACCGACGGAGACGCCATCTTGTTCCAGTTGCGTGACACCGAAACGTTCCGCACCCGTTTCAAAGCCAACGAAGCACGCGCCAAAAAGGGACTCCCCGAACTTGATCCAGCAACCTACATCGGCTTGGAAGAACAGTATCGAGAAACCCTACGCCGGAACCTCGGCCCTGAAATGTTCAGTGCCTACGACGAACCAGACGACTTCCGCAAACTCATCGAAGGTGACGTCTCCAACGCCGAACTTCAAGAACGAATCAACCAGGGATACCGTCTCGTAGCCGAAGCCGACCCAGAGGTAAAACGCCAGATGCAAAGCCTCTACAACGTCGGAGAACGCGAACTCGTCGGCTACTTCTTGGACCCAGCCAAAGGCGCCCCAGTCCTCACCCGCCAAGCCCAAGCCGCCCAAATCGCTGCCCGCGCCCGCGAACAAGCAGGTTTCCAGCTCGGTGTCACCACCGCAGAAGACCTGATTGCTCGCGGCTACACCCCATCCCAAGCCCAACAAGTGTTCCAACAGGTCGGTGAACTATCCGGCTTGTATAGCGAAATGACCGGCTAACAGATGCTCACCCAAGAACAAAAGGTTGGGGCAGCGTTCGGCTTTGATATCGCATCACAACAAGAAATTGAACGTCGCAAAGCCCAACGCATCGGAGAGTTCACTGGCGGCGGATCATTCGCACGCACCACAGGAGCCACCTCCGGCACCGTTGAAACCGGTGCAGGCATGGCCCAATAGCACCCCCTTGACAAAAGTAGTCATACTGCTACTCTGGTAGTTGTCATATCAGACACAGCCACCAGGAACCTCCAACCTGGTGTGGGTAAAGGAGTGAGCCAATGTCCAATGTCCACGAGTTCGAAGACGACAATGTTGACGAGGCACCGAAAGACCCCGTGCGGGCACGGATGCGTCTACTGGAAAAGGAATCCGCAGAGCTGAAGAAACAGCTTGCGGAAGCCGAAGCAGTCAAACGCGAAATGGCTTTCATCAAAGCAGGAGTTCCAATGGATAATCCTGTTTCGAAGTATTTCGTAAAAGGCTACGACGGTGAAGTAACACCAGAGGCAATCCGGTTAGCAGCGGAGGAAGCAAATCTCATCGCGAAGGCAGCAGAGACGGCGCAAGCCAAATCTGAGGCTGATGCGTGGAGCCGTATTACGAAGGCTCAACGTGCCGGTGAGTCAAGTGATCCTGTGGTCGATTGGTCAACCAAAATCAACCAGGCTCGTAACGAGCAAGAGGTCATGCAGATTTTGGCTCAGGCAAGGCAAGAAGCAGAAAACATCTAGCCCACGGGCATAAACCTGTGGGAGAAAGAACCACAGGAAATGTCCAAGACACAACAGAGCAGCCTGCTCACAGACCAGGTTGCATTTGACAGGATTGCGTACTTCGCACTCCGCAGCGAACTTTTGTTCGACGCGGTTGCAGACGTGATGCCAGTCGCACAAGCAATGCCAGGATCATCGGTGAAGTTCACCATTTTCAATGACCTGAGCGAGAAGACCAGCACCTTGACTGAGGACACCGACGTGACCCCAGTTGTCATGGGTGACAGCCAAGTTGAAGTGACGTTGGATGAGTACGGCAATGCCGTGAACACCACCGCCAAGTTGCGTGGCACGTCGTTCCTTGACGTGGATGCGGCAGCCGCAAACCTCGTTGGCCGGTATCAGCATCGACGGAGTTATCCGTGACGTGCTTTCGGCTGGCACCAACGTGATCTACGGCGGTGGCGGAACCACCACCCCAACTGCTCGCAACAACATTGCGGCAGCAGACATCATCGAGGCAAACGACGTTCGCAAGATTGTCGCCGCCCTCCGCAAGGCCAACGCCGTTTCGTTCAACGGCATGTACATGGGTTACATTCACCCAGACGTGTCCTACGACCTTCGCCGTGAAACCGGTGTCGCGTCGTGGCGTGACCCGCACGTGTACAGCGACCCAGCCGGTATCTACAACGGCGAAATCGGAGCCTTCGAAGGTGTGCGTTTCATTGAGACGCCACGTGCGAAGATTTTCGAGAACGCCTCCAACGGCTCAGGCTCGACGGGCACCATTGACGCGTACTGCACCCACATCTGTGGACGTCAGGCACTCGCCAAGGCCCACTCGATCGTGGATGGCAACGGCGCGTTCCCACGCGTTGTGCGCGGTCCAGTGGTCGACGTGCTCCAGCGCTTCCAGCCAGTCGGCTGGTACTGGCTCGGCGGTTACGCACGATTCCGCGAGGCTTCACTGCGTCGCATTGAGTCGGCGTCCTCGCTCGGCGCGTAACTGAACTAACCAGTTCAGTCAACGATTGTGAGGGGTGGTTCGACGTTCCCCTGGTCGGCCACCCCTCCTTCGTTTTTTCTGCTATCATTTTGCGCGAGGTAACTGATGTCGATTTCTAACTACGCAGAGAACAAACTGCTCGATACCCTTCGCGCTCAATCGTTCTCGGTGAGCAACGTCTACGTGAAGCTGCACACCGGTGACCCTGGCGAAGCGGGCACGAGCAACGCAGCCACAGAGACAACCCGTGAGGAAGTCACGTTCTCTGCTGCATCGTCTGGTTCGATGGCGTCGTCTGCGACCGTTGAGTGGACGAATGTTTCCACCACGGAAACCTATTCGCATTTTTCGCTGTGGGATAACTCCACTGCTGGTAACTGTTTGTGGACTGGCGCGTTGTCGTCGTCTGCTGCGGTGACTGCTGGTGACACTTTTCAGATCACTTCGCTGACGCTGACATTGGATTGAGGTGAGGTAGCCAGATGGCTACTGGAGTCACCGATTTCAGTTTCGGGTTCACCGACTCTCCTGGGTTTCGAGAGTTTGAGGAAGTACCGAATTACACGTACCGCAAGGTCGTCTATTTCGCTTCTCCTTATAAGACGACGCAAGGTTTCTATCGCGGTCTAGTCGTCGTTGACCGTACTGCTTCAGCAGCAGGTACAGGGTCGTCAACTGCGCAACGTCTAGTTCTATCGCTGCGTACTGCGACAGGTTCAGGGTCAGGTGCATCATCGACTACTACGGTGCTGGTTGCCAAGCGCACGGCACTCGCCGCTGGTACGGGTACGCAGACTGCTGAGGGTGAGCGTGTCGTCCCACGCTCGGCTACTGCGAGTGGTCAAGGAACTACGGGTAGTGGTGCTGTCGGGTTGCATATCGCGCCACGTACAGCCACAGCCGCAGGCACAGGGGCTCACCCAGACGGCTGCAGGTGCGGTTACCCGTGCACGCATGGCAACCGCCTCGGGGACAGGTGCATCGAGCGTCAGCCAACTGCACATCGCACCACGCACCGCTACAGGCACCGGTGCAGGCGATTCGCTGGTCGCCAAACTCATTACCCGTTTCCGTACCGCCACAGCATCAGGTACGGGTGGCAGGGAGATTGTGTCTGCTCGTGTCGCACAACGCACCGCCACAGCTTCAGGCACCAGCAGCCAATCCACCACCACAGTCAAACTGCTGCTGTTCCGCCCACCCGCAACCACCGAGATTGCGCCAGCGGATCGCCACGACATGTCGATTGCGGGCCGCCTGTTCCGTTACGCCGAACCCACCTATGCCGGTAGCAACGTCTACAAACTGACTGATGGCTCCTACACGACGGTGGAGCAGAGGGACTATTCGTTGATTGCCAAGATTTATTACGGCGGCTCCCAGAACTTTGTGACCGCCGAGGAGAAAGCCGACCTGATTGCGGCAGGCTATGGTGATTACGTCTCGTGAGCATCTTTAGACCACCAACCGACGACTTCCTAGTGTTGGGTATCCCACCCAAGGAGTTCGATTCCCAGGAGGTACGACTGGCGTATTCGCTGTTCCGTCACTTTGATGCCGAACCTCGCGGTAGGAATGTGTTCCTACTCACCAACGGCACCTACACGGAGAACGAACCGAATGAGATTGCGACGATTGCCAAGGTGTATTGGGGTGGGACGGATAACGAAGTGTCGGCTGATGAGGTTGCTAGTCTTACTGCGGCAGGTTACGGCGCATACATTTCGTAGGGGAAAATGAAACACGCAGAAACACACCCGACACTCGACGTTGAAGGCTGTTTCGCTTGCCGTATCAGCCATGTGCGCATGTCCGGTGTTGCGATGCCGACACGCCACAACGTCCAACATTTGAACACCAAAGAGAAACAGCTTGACAAAGACTTGGATGCCTACAAACGCATCCGTAAAACGGGTGGGCAACCAACGAAGATTGACGGGTCAGCCAAACTAGAGAAGATCGCGGATTGAATCACCAATCTTGGTTGGGGTATCCGCACCCGCGTTACGGGTACGGTGCAATGTTCAAAGGGTTCATGGACCATGTGCCCAAGGATGTGACGTTGCACGAACATGCGAGCGTCATGGTCAACATGATGCAGCCATACCAAATCAAAACGTTCTACAAGAACCAGTGGCGAGCCTGTTTTACGATGTGGGAATCTACCCAACTCAACCAACGGTTCATTGACTGGATGAACGTCTACGACCAAATCATCGTCCCTTGCGACCATAACGTTGAGTTGTTTTCTCGGCATCACAAGAATGTGCATAAGGTTCCGTTGGGTGTGGACACGAAGATTTGGAAACCTAAACAGCGACCAGCGAACCCGAGGTTCAGGTTTCATGCTGGCGGGTCACAGTGGTTGCGTAAAGGGTTGGACATCGTGTTGGAGGCGTTCAAGTTGGCTGACCTTGACGCCGAACTCCACCTCAAACCCAACCCTGAAGCACACGGCGTACCTGACCTCAAGTTGCCGAACAACGTCTTTATGCACCGAGGCTGGTTCACCGACCAAGAAACCATCGGCTACTTCCATCAAGCCGACTGCTACATCGCCGTCACAAGAGGCGAGGGTTTCGGGTTGATGCCGTTGCAGGCGATGGCGTGCGGTATCCCAACGATTCTCAATGACTCCTC